GGAAGCTGTGCATCCAGCCTTGAAGATAATGCGCCCGTAAGTGTCAACACTAGGGCCAATACTATAAGCGCCTACAATGTTCTGTGCTGTGAGTGTAGATTGTCCTGCGGTTGATGCGTTAATCGTAGTCGCTGATTCGTACCCTGCTGGGAACGTAGCAGTAAGCAAGTCTGTGCTGTCGTGTACCCAATGATAGCCGCCTACTAGGTTAGATGCTGCTGCTGTGGTTGTTGGTGCGTAAGTGGTTGCGGTTGAGCCTGTTTCTAGTTGTGCGCCAAAAGCGTATATATTTGATGGAGAAACTGATGCCCCTCTAAGTCCAAAAGTTCTATTTCCAGTAACGGTACAAACCCCAGAAAATGAAATTCGTGTCCATCCAGTAGTAACATCTAAATCGCTACTCACATTTCCAGCAGTTCCAGAATCTAATATAAGCCTTATCTTTGTAGCAACATCAGTTTTAACATAGATTGAAAAAGTGTATGGCAGACCAGCAATAACAGATAGTGTTTGCAATACGAAATCAGAAGCACTATCTATCACCAATAAATCAGCAGTCAATGTACCATCAGGAGCTGTTGTTGCATTTGGTGTAACAGTTCCGCCAGTTTTTACCCAAGCCGCATTATCAAACTGCTCACTATAAGTCAGCAGATTCACCGCACCCTTACGCAAGATAGGCTTGTTTGCAGTTGTTGCTTGTATAGCATTAATACCGCCACTATCAACCACCAATCCCACTGGATTATCCACCGTAGCCGCAGTCGTTCCTGCTGAATCAAGATAGTTGCCAGCAGTTAAGCCGTTGATTACGCCAATGCCGGGGAGGTATAGGTGTGCGTCTGTGCCGTATTTCTGCAAGATTGAATACACTTGCTGAGATAAACTAGCTCCGGCTGAGCGTGTTAGCAGCATGACTTACACACCTGCTCGGTAAAAGAATGTAACGTCAATCGTACCGGCGATGGTGATGTGCAAGCCGCCTGAAATACCACAAGGGAAAGCGTGATAACCTACGCCCGGCGTAATCGTTCCGGCTAGTGCTGTGCCACTTGAACCGCCATTCTTTAACACTAATGTACCGCTAGATGTACTGTTTACATAAAAGCCCATGAATGAGCCGTTTACCGTAAACACATCACCGGTTGCGGTCATGTTCTTTGCTGTACCTACTTCAATCACTGTAGTTGTCATGATAAATTCCTTATGTTGAATATCCTGTTAAGCCCTGCATTACATCGGCTAGTGCGTTACTTTCACCGGATGCAGTTTCAATGCTGCCAATCTTCGCCGCTGCATCTGCCATTGGCTGCATCATTGCCATTTGTTGTTGCTGTGCCATTTGCTCTTGTCTGCTCTTGCGGATTAACGCTACTTTGTCATCAGATACAATTACCGATGGGTCAACGCCTAATCTTTGAGCGTAAACATCTGCAAACTGATCTGCATCAAACTTGTCGAGTACTTCAGGTTTAATCTGCGCTAATGAACCTAGCGTCATTGCGTAGCGGTCTAGCGAGCCTAATCCGACTAACTGCTGCGCTTGTGCCAGTGTTGATACAAAATCAACCTGTAGATTCTGCCCTGCTAACTCTTGAGGCGCTGGCGGCAATATGCCAGCCTGTACCATGCGTGAGAAAGTAATATCAATGAGAGGGTTAAGCATTTCATTGTGTAGACGTTCTAACACCGGGCCAACCATCAGCATCTTCTCTTCGTGCCGTTCAGCTACTTCAGTAGCCGTTATCCCTGAGCGATTATCGTTAGCCAGCATTAGGAACAGGTCAGCATAGAAAGCTTGGTCTATCCTGCGTTCCGTGCGGTCTATGTCCTGCATTAAGTATGATTGATTCAGATTCACTTCAAACTGTGTTTTGATGCCGCCATTCTGTGAGCTTGAATCGTAGTAAGCCACACCGCCGGGCAAGCTATTCACTTCCTGCCCTTTCATGTTGATAGGCACTTGAATAGGTGGTTTAGTCTGATAGTCTATGCATTGCGCATTTCTTAATTCTTTATGCTGTAGTGATTTAACATCACCTAATGCTTCCATTCCAGGAGAACTACCGTACACATCACCCTGCAATACCATCCAGCGAGGCGCAAGGCCGGGGAACTCGTCAAAGCCTGATTCTCTTAGTAACTTGCCCCCATCAGCCGCAGCTTCAAAGTAGATAGACTTGAATGCTTTATTCTTCGCGTCTTTCTTTCCGTAGTCACGATCATAGCGAGGCTCTACACAATGAATGACTGTTATCCATTGGTCTAAATTACCGGCATCGTATTTATTAATCACACTGGCACTGACGTTTTCTTTACCGAACTCCTGAATCACTTGGCTAACTGTCATCGGGATTTCACGGTAAACAGTTTTCACCTGCTGATTAGAATCAATCGCTAACGCATATTCGCCTACGGTCATAGGGAAATGCCTTAACACATCATCAAAGTTCGGTGATACGAACGTAAACGCCGTGCCATAAGCACCTAGCTCTAAGTACATCTGATGCAATGAGTTGTAGGTATTTGAACGTGCGAATATCTCACGCATAATGCGAGAGGTTTTATCCAGCCATGTTCTTACTGGCTCAAACTCCATTAAATCAGTATCAGGCGTAGCTAATCTGAACCACGGTCTAGCCGGTGAAGTCATGCCTGCCATCATTCCAGACGCTAATGTGTTTAATGCGCGTGTAGCTTTGGAGTTAATGATGTTGTTATGCTTCTTCTTACCGTTATTTCTGTCTGATTCAAAGAACCGACCAGTACGCGGCATGATGTGATCGCTGATCTCGCGCCAATGGGTAATGTAGCTGCTGCGCTCATTCCACAATGCCTGTTTACGCTTGAGGTGACGCTCTCTTAAAGATTCTTCCATTAAAGTAATGTCCTTCTTTGAGCGTTTTGTCTGATACTTGAAGTCGTGCCTGAGTTGTTACCTAGACGAATATTGTCGGCAGTCTTTGGTTGCTGCATGGCAATACGCGCATAGCCTGCATCTTTGCCAAATACAGCAAGTGGAGAGCCTTGGTCCATACGAAAGGTAAAATCACCGCGATCAATTCCAGATACACTTGATTTATCCAGATCAAACCCTGATGCATTTATCCATTCACCTGCTTCAGGTGAAAAGTAAGTATCGGTTGAATTGTTCTTAGGATTAGATGGACCGCCTGATACGCCGCCGTTCGAGTACATCTGTTCAGCTACATCAGGAATGAAGGCCATCAAGCCGCCTTCAGGTGTGTATTTAAACTTGGTAACGTAGTCGCTCAGTGCTGATTTGCTCTGATTTGATGGGTACATGGCGCTTAGTGTTGAATCTGCGCTCTTGCCGGTGCGTCTGTCTAACGCTGCCTGATATGCGCTCATATCAATTTTTACACCATCCGGCAAACCATCGCCTTGCAAAACTCCATCTTTGGTAATGGTATAGCCTGTTTTCTTATCACCTGTTGCCATGCTATCCACCCAACAAGGTATTCGTGCCTAACTGACCTTGCGGTATAGCGTCACCACTTGCGCCAGTTAAAATAGTGCCTGAATTGCCTGATGATGAGCTGCGAGCATTTGCAATGTTCTTACGTTTGAATGTTTCTTGCTCAGGAGCTTTTGAAGCCTGTGGTGGTGGTACTGGTGGTGCAGGGTCTGGTATTTTTGGTGAGCTGCCAATACACATAATGAAACTCCTATTCGTTATGTGTAGATTTTATGGCTAGTTTAATTTTGTAAACGCACCCTAGTAATTGAGAGGGTCATACTCTCTATCTGATATAGACTTGGTTGCTAGTCGTTCAATCTCTGTTCTAGGTTTAGGCGTTACATTGTGTGCAAATGTCAAAGCTAAAGCATCTGCCAAGTCCGGGCTTCCACCGCCTTGCAAACGTTTTTTAATGTCATCTTTAGATTCTAAGCATCGCTTACCGGCAGCGTCATACCAGTAAACCGGTGTTGATATTTCCTGCTTTAATATTGGATTGTCTGGAATTGAGCCACCTTCTTTAATCCACTCAGCCATTTCAATCCACATTTCAGATCGTTTGTTTATAAACTGCTTTTCTTTAGTCGCTCTGCCGCCAAATGCAACCTCTACTACATCATGGTTTAACTGTCTTAACCGATCAATTACGCCTGCGCCTGCACCGCTATCAATAAATACTGCTC